TCATAATATTCTGAAGATCCATAAGTATTTGTTACACCATTGATAGTTGGAAACGTTGGAGTAGTCGTTGGTAAATATAAAAGAAATTCCAGATTGGCAATTAAATAAAACAATTAACGATTTTAAAAGATAAAAATGGAAAAAAATATTAAAATTGAAAACTTCATAGGAATCTATGATGGATTTATTATGAAAATAATGTGCGATGAAGTCATTAAATTTTATAATGAAAAAAAAGAAATGAATCAAGCTTTTACAAGACTACAATCAGAAAATTGTTCCACACTTATGAAAAAAGATACTACTGTGGCAATGGATCATCATAATATAAATGTATGGTTTGATAGATTTAAACCTTTGTTAGCAAATTTTGATATCGCATTAAAACATTATATTGAAAATTCAGGTTTAGGGGATGCTTATGAAGTTAGAGAATTTAAATATACTCAAATAAGAATACAAAAAACATTACCTAGTGAAGGGTATCATGTTTGGCATGTAGAACACGGTCTTGTTGATGATGCACCAAAAAGAGTTATGGCATACACTATATATCTTAACGACGTTGAAGAAGGTGGTGAAACAGAATTTTTACATCAATCCATTAGGGTAAAACCAAAAACAGGAAGAATAGTTATATGGCCAGCAGCTTTTCCATTTGTTCACAGAGGAAATCCACCGATTAGTAGTGAAAAATATTTAATGACCTCTTGGATGTTATTTGAATAATTTTTAATATATATCTTGAGATTGATAAGATGTTGGTCTAACACCAAGTCTTGCTATTTTTTCTTCTGGTGTTTCATCTTTTATATTATCTAAATCCCATTCTGCCTGCAATCTAATTAGATGTTGTTCATCCCATTTATCAGAAAATTTTTTAATATCTCCATTAAAAACAGTGTTATTAGTTCCATCATTATGTTCAACTTGATCGGTATCTAAATTATTTCCACTGTATTGTATAGCTCTTATATTTGACTCAAGATTATTGTTCCAAAATAAATTATCTTCAACAACATATCCCCAAGTTGCCCCATCTCCATATTGTTTAACAATTCTTTTATCAGGGACTATTATTGACCATTTACCAATTTTCATATTTTTACCTTATGTTTTTATTATATACATTACTGTTATAAAAGGCTGCACAACTGACATAGAACTCCCAGTAAATGTTCCAGAAACCGCATGAGTATGACCAGAACCACTACCAACCGAACCTGTTTGACCTGTTAATCTTGTTGCAAAAGAACCTCCACCTTCATTTCCACCACCACCTTGTCCAGCAGATGCTCCTGTAGTTCCATGTGTATGAGCAGCTATTTCAGCACTGGTTAATGCAGTAGATCCAGAATTTCCACCAACATTTCCAGTTGGAGTTACAGTGTTTGCTCCCATTGTTGAAGCTAATGCTTTATTATTTGATTTACCAACTACTGTTTTATCTTGAAGATCAGGTAAATTAAAATTTCCTCCACCAGGGTTTCCATATGTGTAACCAATAACTGCAAACAATGCAGCATAAGTAGATGTAGATACAGCAGCACCATTACATTCTAAAAATCCGCTTGGAGCTGTTCCAGTTGACCATGGAATAATTAATCCAGTGCTTACTCCTTGTAAACCGGTCATATACTGTCCAGAAATATCGTATTTAGTTTGTTCGTAATTAGCCATAATTTTATGTTTTTATAATATATACCAAAGTTAAATAAGGTTGTAAAATAGACGTGGAATCACCTACAAAAGCAACAGAAGAAACAGTATGACCATGTCCTTGACCACTTCCAGCCTGTCCCCCAGTTGCAGTAGCCATATTTTGAGCGTTAGAACTAGAACCTCCTGGTACACTCATTCCACCTGCCATACACAGTAAATATGTATGAGTATGTGACGGAAGTTGTACTGTAGTTAAAGTTGTATCACTTAAAGAAGCTGTTGCATTTCCTGTTGGAGTAACAGTATTTGCTCCTCCTGTTGAAGCTATTGCTTGAGTGTTTGATTTACTTATAGATAAACGATCTCTAAGATCAGGTAAATTAAAATTCCCACCCCCCGGATCACCATATGTAGTTCCTATAACTGCAAATAAAGCAGCGTAAGTCGCTTGACTTACTGCTTGACCATTACATTCTAAAAATCCAGAAGGAAGACTTGCTGATGACCATGGAATAATTAATCCAGTGTTAACACCTTGAACACCTGTTAAATATTCTCCATCCCAATCATATCTTGTAGCTTCGTAATTTGCCATAAATTTATGTTTTTATAATGTATATTAAAGTTAGATAAGGTTGTAAAACAGAAGTAGCATTTGCTGTCAAAGTTCCACCAAGAGAACTGTGATTATGGGCTCCACCACCACCTGTACTACCTGAAGTACCTGTACCACTACTCATTACTCCATTATTTGCAGCAAGACCATTAGGACCTGTTACAGTTGTATAATCGTGACCATGCGCTGGAAGTTGCGCTGTAGTTAAAGTTGTATTTGCTACTGTTCCAGTAACATTGCCAGTTGGAGTAACAGTATTTGCTCCTCCCGCTGAAGCTAAAGCTTTTGTATTTGATTTACTAAGAACTGTTTTATCTCTAAGATCAGGAAGAAGAAAACTCCCACCACTTCCACCATATGTATAACCAATTATTGCAAATAAAGCCGCATAAGTAGATGTTGAAATAGATGTTCCATCACATTCTAAAAATCCAGATGGAATTGATGATGATCCCCAAGGTATAATTAATCCTGTATTAACACCTTGAACATTTATTAGATTAGATCCATTAATGTCGTACCTAGTAGCTTCATAGTTAGCCATGGGTTATTTCTCCCTATATGTCCAACCTGTAGTAGCGTCTCCTGAATAAACTAAACTAAATCCAGCTCCTTGTGTATTAATCACAAGATCAGCTGCTGCATTTGCTATATTGGAACTATTTCTTCCAATAGTTAAAGCATTAGTATTAAAATCATAACCTTGATCTATAAAAGATACTGTATCACCTGTAGCTGGTGATGCAGGTAATGTAATTGTAAAAGCTCCACCGGATGTATTAGCTAATATAGCTGAACCTGGTTGAACAGTTGCAGCTGCTGTAACAGCTCTCCATACTTCAGTCATCTGAATTAAATTTACATTTGTTCCATCCGCATAAAGTGTGTATCTATTTCCTTGTGCTAATTTAATTCCAGTTCCAGATGTTGTTTTAAAAGTTAAACTATAAACTCCATGAGTCACTTGATTATTTACAAAATAAGTTTTTTCAATTGAATCAGGTACAGTTACGTTTACGTTTCCTGATAGCGTTCCAGTTAAATTGATAACTGCATTCTTACCAGTTGATATTGCGCCATCTGTAAATGTAAGAGTAAGTCCAGTTGTTGCGTTAACTGCAAGTGATTGATAACCAGCAATTGCTTGTTGAATAATATAAAGGTTAGTATTTGTAATTTGACCCCATGTACCAGCGTTTTCGCCAGTTGCCATTATTGATAGCTTAAGATCTGATGAGTATATTGTAGCCATTTAAATCCTTATTTTGTTCTTGTTAAAATATTTATCAGTTTTTGTTAATTAACACAACCACTATATTTTAAGCTGCAACTTCTGTCCATACTATAGATTGTCCAGTATTTACAGGAGCCCAAGCGCCTACATATAACTGACCAGTGATTCCTGTCAAGTTATTTCCTGTTAAATTTACAGGCGTATTTGTACCAATTGTTACAGAACCTAGAGCTGTGGTTAAATTTTGACCTGTTACATTTACAGGAGTATTTAATCCAATAGTTACACTATTTAAAGAAGTAGATAATAATTGACCTGTTACAATACTTACAACAGCTATATCTACATCTACAGTTCCTTGAGTTAAAGTTAATTGTTGACCAGTTACATTGGCATCAGGACCCGGATCTACATTTCCAAGAGCTGTAATAAGTGGATTTTCAAATACTGGAATTGAAACATTACCATCTGCAGTAATACCAACACTACTTACTTCAGCCGTTAATACTTGACCTGTTAATGAAACGTTTCCAGTTCCAATTATAGTTACAGAATTTAAAGAAGTACTTAATAACTGTCCTGTTACATTTACTGGAGTTATTAAATCAACTGTAGTTGTTCCTTCAAAGGTAGAAAGACCAATATTTTCTCCCCATCCAAGTTGACCCCAACCATTTGCTCCCCATGTTGTTGCTGTTCCAGGAGCTGTTACCGGAACTACTATTCCTGGTATTCCTTGTGCATTTCCTTGTGATAAAGTTGCTAAATTAGTGTCTAAAGTTAAATTCGCTGTTCCAGTAATTGAAACAGAATCTAAAGATATAGATAAACTTATTCCTGTTGGTATAACAGAACCATTAATAGAAAAAGATACTGAATTTAAATTTGATGTTAATGATTGTCCTGTTACTTCAACCGTCGGACTTGCTGTATTAGTTCCCCAACCAGTTAGTCCCCAAGAATATGCACCCCATCCATTATTTACTTCTGCTATAACTGAAACAGAATTTAAAGAAGATGTTAAAGATTGCCCTGTAGGAATTTCAAGTACGTTTTCATTACCTGTACCGAATTCACCTATGCTCCAACCCTTTGATCCCCAAGCTGTGGCCATGCCAGAGTACTCCTATTAAGAGATTCTGATAATAGCGGCTGTACTTGTAAAAGCTGGGAATTGAATAGTGAATGTTCCTGAAGTAGCTGTCTTATCAGTCGTAAAATTTAATACTGCAACTGCAGAATTACTAAACGATGTGTTATATATCAATGCACCTCTTGCAGTTAAAGTAACGTTCTGAAAAGATAAATCAGCAAAGTCTGTGAAAGCAACCGTTGATACAACTGATGTTCCAGAATTTACTAATGCTTTTCCACCTGTTGTGTAGTTTGTTCCAGAAGAACTTACTTCACCACTTGTTGTGTAAGAAGTTGTTGCTGCACCTAGTGTCGCAGTTGATACATAAAGAGCTAACTTAAACTTATCACCACCAGCACCCGCAGTTGAAAAATCTTGATCACCATCTAATAGTTGTTTTTTAAAACTATTTGGTAACGCTTGTGTAATAGCCATGTTTGTTTCTCCTTATTGTGGTTTACGAACTATACGAGGTTCTCCATCTAGAAACTCATCAGTTCGTCTTCTTCCCATTTGTTCTAATGAGAATCCTTCGATAGCTTGCTTATATCTATTTTCATAATATTGCAACATATCATTTGGACCCTTTAAGAACCCATAAGCCT